GGAGTGTAAAGAGGTATTGCCTTGTCATCCTCCTGGCTCAGAATGATGAGGTAACGATCGTTGCTGTATCGATGCCTGGCGTCCCGGTAGACTCCGAGTATTGTCCCATTAAGCTGCATAACTCCCTCCGTTTTTTGTAGCTCAGACGAAGGATGAATGCTGTGACAGTAACTGTCAAGTGTTAGTAATCATAAGGGATTGTGGTAAGGTTCTGTTCTGTGAGCGGTATATATACAACGAGGCCTGTCGGGAGTCGCGCATACGGATCTGTACAAAAATTGACCAAACTTAGCTTTGATTTAACATAATACTAGTTATACGACAAAACATTCTGAATAAAAACAATGACTTAGTTTTTCTGTGTGCAGAAAACAGTATTATTTGGTCAAAGTAGGGGGGGTGGTCATTTGTTTTGCAGCTATACCATGCCCCCCAGACCCGCCCGCCGCTGTCGTAGCGTATAACAGCCCTAGAGGAGAGTGTCTGCTTGACTGAGATCCACATCCCTTATTCACCTAGACCGTTGCAGAGAGAGCTTCACGATAGCTTACAGAGCACCCGCTGGAGCGTTGTGGTATGCCACCGTAGGTTTGGCAAGACTGTTATGGCTATTAACCATCTTTTGCGTGATGCGGTGCTTACCAGTAAACCGAATCCCAGGTTTGCTTATATTGCTCCGACTTATCGTCAGGCAAAGAGTGTGGCGTGGGATTATTTGAAGCAGTTTGCGGGTGCTATCCCGATGGTGAGGTTTCATGAGACAGAGCTGCGGTGTGATTTGCCGAATGGATCGCGTATTCAGTTATTGGGTGCTGAGAACCCGGATAGCTTGCGTGGGATATATCTTGATGGTGCGGTGTTGGATGAGATGGCTGATATGCCAGAGTCGTTGTTCCCGGAGATCATTCGTCCGGCGCTTTCGGACAGAAAGGGTTGGGCCGTATTTATTGGAACGCCCAGGGGTCATAATGCGTTTTTTGAACTGTATGACGCGGCTCAGAAGCAGGATGACTGGTTTACTGTTGTTTATAAGGCGAGTCAGACCAACATCTTGGATGAGGAAGAGCTAGACGCTGCCAGGCAGATGATGACAGGCGACCAGTTTGAGCAGGAGTTTGAGTGTTCCTGGGTTGCGAATGTGGCGGGTGCGATTTTTGGTAAAGAGTTACAGGCACTTCAGGAGAAGGGTCGCATCAATGATGTTCCCTATGATCCCAGTAGCAAGGTAGAAACCTGGTGGGATCTGGGTATTGGGGACTCGACTGCGATCTGGTTTACCCAGAGTGTAGGACGATCTGTTCATGTGATAGACTTTTATGAGAACAGGAATGAAGGGTTGCCCCACTATGCTCAGGTCTTGCAGCAGAAAGGCTATTATTATGGTGCTCATAATGCACCGCATGATATTGAGGTAAGAGAGCTTGGGTCAGGGAAATCGAGGAGAGAGGTTGCGTATGACCTTGGAATCAACTTTCGAGTCGTTCCGAAACTTCCGCTTGAGGATGGTATTCATGCTGCGCAGATGCTTATCCCAAGGTGCTGGTTTGATCACACGAACTGCAAGGAAGGTCTTGAGTGTTTGCGTCAGTATCACAGGAAGTATAATGAAAAGGCTAGAAGCTTTCGGACAACGCCTGTCCACGATTGGTCAAGCCATGCGGCAGATGCTTTCAGATACTTGGCAGTCGGCATTAAAGACACTAAGATGCAGTATGAAAGGCCTCCGCAAGCGATTGCGGATAGCAAATACAACCCACTCGGAGTAAGTTTGTAATGGGATTTTTGACACCCAAAGCACCTCTGCCACCACCTCCACCGCCGCCTCCTCCCCCGCCCGCAGTAAAGCCAGCTCAAACCAGAGAAGCGAGTCGAGCAAGAAAGAGGCTACAAGACCCGAAAAGGATGAGCAGAGCTAGAACGATCGTCACTGGTCCAAGAGGCCTGACTGACGACAGTGGAGAAAATATTTACACCAGAACGCTGCTCGGCAGCGTGAAACAGAATGATTAGAGCTCAGTTGATTGATGTTGAAGGCAGCCGCGATCGGCTCTATGAAATGATGTACGAGATCGGCTACCCAGCCACCAAAGAGCATGCCCGAGATATCGATAAGGCGCTTGTCTTCGAGTGTTGGGAAATCGATGAAGCCGTCGTTGCTGGTTACGTTTGGTTCTACAGGGTTGACGATGAACCTGAGACCTGGGTAATTCATGCGCTTGTGGCCGAGAACTATCAGCAGCGGTTTTTTACCCGCAACCTTGTGAACACCATCAGTGGTGTGGTATATGCGTTGGGGTGTGATGTGGTCTTAGCGGAGAATGCAAACAAGGATCTGTTGATGCACTTTGGTGCGACAGAAACAGATCAAGGTTGCGAACTCCTGCTACCTTTTTTCTGGAGAAAAAATCAATGGGGAAGCCGGTCAAGAAAACAGCGCGAGATGCAATGCAGGCAGTTGGGATCGATAGCCGTACCGAAGCATCTCCTTCAATGAATGAATCAGAGATGGCTCAGTCTACTGACTCCTTCAGGAGGCGTAGAGCCAGGGGAATCCGCACCAGTGTTCAGGGAACGAATGGTCGGGCATCAAAAACCTTATTGGGCAACTAAATGGCTGATGATCTTGCAATCGGTTTAATGAAGAGGTTCGACTCTCTTTACCAGCAACGCCAGGTTTGGGAATCGCACTGGCAAGAGATTGCTGATTTTGTAGTTCCAAGAAAAGCAGATATTACAAAGAAGCGTACTGACGGGGATAAGAGAAGTGAGTTGATCTTTGACTCAACGGCAATTCATGCCGCTGAACTGTTGAGCGCATCACTTCACGGAATGCTGACTAACTCGGCTACTAGATGGTTTTCTCTCAGATATCGGGACCGAGATCTCGATAGTGACGACACCGCGAAAGAGTGGCTGGAGTCTGTCGAGGATGACATGTATCTGGCTTTTGCGCGGTCCAACTTTCAGGAACAAATTCACGAGCTCTACCACGACCTGATCTGTTTTGGTACAGCGGTGATGTTTATTGAGCAGGATAAGGACAACCAGGTCAGATTCCAGACCCGACACTGCCGTGAAACATTTCTCTCAGAAGATGACAAGGGAAGAGTAGACACTGTCTATCGAGAGTTCCACATGCCAGCCAGGGCGGTCATCCAGAGGTTCGGGGCAGAAGCTGTGGACAACTCCGTCATCAAGAAAAATGAAACCAACCCCTACGAGAAAATCCGGTTGGTGCATGCGGTTTATCCTCGGGATGAGAGAGATCCTCAGCGGGTAGACACCATAAACAAGCCTTTCGCTTCTGTTTACATTGATCCCAAAACCAAAACAGTGCTCTCTGAGTCTGGGTTCGATGAGTTTCCGTATGTAGCGCCTCGATTCTTGAAGGCTTCTTTTGAGATTGGCTATGGTCGCAGCCCAGCGATGACGGTGTTAAGTGACATCAAGATGATTAATAAAATGAGCGAAGTCACCATCAGGGCCGCACAGAAGCAGGTTGATCCACCACTATTGGTCCCAGATGACGGGTTCATGCTGCCAATTCGGACAGTCCCTGGTGGTCTGAATTTTTATCGAAGCGGAACCAGAGATCGTATCGAGCCATTAAATATTGGAGCGAATAATCCTCTTGGTCTTAACATGGAAGAGCAGCGTAGGCAAGCGATACGCAGCGGTTTCTACGTCGATCAACTGATTCTCTCGCAGGGGCCACAGATGACCGCAACAGAGGTGGTCCAGCGTACAGAGGAAAAGATGCGGCTGCTCGGACCTGTTCTCGGACGCCTTCAGGCCGAGCTGCTGCAGCCTTTGATCACCAGGGTTTATAACTTGATGGTCAGGCAAAAAGCGTTTGCTGCTGCTCCTGATTTTATGAAGGACTCACCGATCGAGATTGAGTATGTGTCTCCGCTTGCGAAAGCACAGAAGCAGGGTGATATTCAGTCGGCGTTGCGTATGCTGGAGCTGTTTGGCCCACTGGCCCAGCTCGACCAGAGCGCACTCGACTACATTGATGTTGATGGGCTGGCTAAGTACCTCCTGAAGACTCTTTCTATCCCTGCGACCACTGTTCGTGGTGACATGGAGGTTCAGGAGATGAGGTCTCGGAGACAAGAGCAGCAGATTGCTGCCTCTCAGCAGCAGGAGTTAATGCAGCTTGCAGAGGCAGCCGGGAATGCAGCGCCGATGGTGAGGGCTGTTGAATGACCAGAAAAGTCAGGGTAACTCAGGCTCAGTTCAAAAAAATATGCGAACAGATCGCTGATGGGAAAAGTTTGACCCGCATCTGTCAGTCTGACGAGTTTCCCAATCAGCGCACAGTGTTACGACATGTTCAGGATTCAGAGGAGGCGTATGTTGAGTATCGACGAGCTCGTGCGCTAC